ATATATCATGAAACCAAACAAAACCTTCAAAATGGACAAGTCTACTAAGAGAATGTTGGCTAGTCTAACCGGTGCAGCACATACCAATTTCAAAAGAGATATGATTCAGGCACAACTGTTGTCGCAAGTTGTGGTGCGTGACAAGAAGAAATCAAAGGTAGAAAAGAATGAAGAATAAATTTAAAGTCGCCCATATGAAGGCGGCTGAAGTTTATTCTCAGTTATCTTATGCACGTAGATTACAGGTTGGTTGTGTAATCGTCAAAGATAACACCATTATTGGTATTGGGTATAATGGTATGCCTTCTGGTTGGGAAAACGATTGTGAGTATGCAGAATACTTTGACGATGGTGATTCCATGATGAGGACTAAACCAGAAGTTCTTCATGCAGAAACCAATGCTATTGCTAAAGTTGCAAAATCTACCAATTCTACAGATGGTGCAGATTTATTTGTGACACATGCTCCTTGTTTGGATTGTGCGAAACTTATTCATCAGTCTGGCATCAAAAGAGTATTCTATAGAGATACATATAGAAGTGACCAAGGTCTAAAATTTCTTAAAGAATGTCAAATTGAAGTAGAACATGTTGAAATGGCATAATTATAACTAATAGAGGAAAAGAGATATGCAACTAACAGCTAATTTTTCATTACACGAAATGATCAAAAGTGAGACTGCTTTACGTAATGGTTTAGATAACACACCAGGTGATGCAGAGATTGAAAACCTCAGACTTCTGTGTACATACGTTTTGCAGCCATTACGTGATGCCTATGGTCGTGGCATCAAAGTGAATTCCGGCTTCAGGCATCCAGATGTTAATGCAGCTGTAGGCGGGTCACGCACATCCGATCATTGTCGTGGACAGGCTGCTGATATTGAAATACCAGGAGTTGCAAATTACGATTTAGCGAAATATATTGAACAGTACTTTGATTTCACACAATTGATTCTAGAATTCTACACACCAGGAATTCCTGATTCAGGTTGGGTTCATGTATCATACGACCAAAACAATTTAAAGAAGCAGTCATTAACAGCTATGCGTGAAAACGGCAAAGTGGTCTATAAGCCAGGCTTAATTGCATAATGGATCCAAGGCAACTTATTGCATTTTTGAATCGTATAAGATGTTGGGTGCCAGGAATGAATTCTGGCATCCGTGGTGAAATTGATCAGGTAATTGATCAATTGAAAAAATCAATAAAGTAGATAAAAAAATATCATTAGACATATAATGTTTTTCCTGTTACATTATTGATAAGTATTATCATAGTGGTAATACTAATAAATTGAAACTATTAAGGAGAAGTGAATTGCTAACAGTAGGCGATAAAATCGAATCATTTGTTGTAACAGGTGTTAACCCTGGTTCAGACCAGTTTTTTGACATTACAGAAAAATCATTTGAAGGTAAGTGGAAGGTAATTGTTTACTATCCAAAAGACTTCACATTCGTATGCCCAACAGAAATTGTTGCTTACGATAAATTGTTCCAAGACTTTGCTGACCGTGATGCAGTATTGCTCACAGGTTCAACAGACAATGAGTTCTGCAAATTGGCTTGGCAAAATGCTCACGAAGATCTGAAGAAGATCAAACATATTCAGTTTGCTGATACAAGTCGTGATTATGAAAAATCACTCATCGACCAACTTGGTGTATTTTATCAACCAGCTGGTGCTGCGCTTCGTGCTACATTCATTGTTGATCCAGATAATGTGATTCAACACGTTACTGTCAACAACTTGAACGTTGGTCGTTCACCAGATGAAACTCTGCGTGTCTTAGATGCTCTGCAAACAGGTGAACTATGTGCATGTAACAGAACAATCGGAGGAGAAACCCTATGAGTTACAGAGAATTGTTTGAAATCTTAAAACAATATCATTGTCCTACTTGTAGAGGTACCAAATGAGCTGGGTTGATCAAATCAAAGAGGCATTGCCAGAATATGCGAAAGATACTAAACTCAATTTGGATTCCGTTATTAATCGTAGCACTCTTGATGTTACTGTTTCTAACGGCTGTGCGCTTGCCGCTGCCATGGCAACAGGTAACGGAAAACTCGTTACTTTTATACAGTCAAGTATGGAAGATGCCAAAGAGCGTGATGCAGCATTGACCGCTTCGTCACTTATGGGTATGAACAATGTTTGGTACCCGTATGTTGAAATGGTTAATGATCCCAATCTTGCTGGATTGCCAGCACAATTGCGTATGAACGCTATTGCAACACATGGCGGAACTACAAAGGTTAATTTTGAGGCATATTCTCTTGCAGCATCGATTGTAGGTAAGTGTCATTTCTGTGTTAAAGCACACTATGATACTTTGAAAAAAGAAGGTATGACTGTCGAGCAACTACGTGATGTTGGTAGAATTGCAGCAGTTATCACTTCTGTTGCGAAAGTTTTAAATTCGTAACTAAATAAAAGTAATACGGCCGGTGCCTCTGCTTCGGTACGCACCGGTTCTTTTTTATAATGGAGTTATTATGTTAGTTCTTCCTGATGATATGGTAGGAAAACCAATTGGTTTTACCTGTTCAACCTTTGACCTGTTACATGCTGGTCATATCTTAATGCTCGCAGAAGCAAAAACTGTTTGTGATTATCTTATTGTTGGTTTACAAACAGATCCAACAATTGATCGACCTGGAATTAAAAATAAACCTGTACAGTCTGTTGTTGAGAGATACGTTCAACTATCTGCTGTTAAATTCGTAGATGAAATCATTGTATATCAAACAGAAAAAGATTTAGAAGATATGTTGATGTTTTTACCTATCACCATTCGTTTTATTGGTGAAGAATATGAAGGTAAAGAATTTACTGGTAAAAATATTTGTGAAGAAAGAAATATTAAAATTTGGTACAATTCTAGAAAACACCGATTCAGTTCATCAGAATTGAGACAGAGAACATATCAATCAGAATTAATTAAGAATGGCGTTTCTAGTACATAATTTACCGCCAGTTCAATGCTTTGTAAAGAAGGAATTTCTTTATGACTTTGAAAAGGGTTATGGTGAATTAGAACCTTGCATTTGGATGACACTCAAATGTATCAAAGGCCAGGCATTTAGAATTGAAGCATTATTGCCTAATTATGGTGCATTGTATGATAAACTGCCACTACATGCATTTGTATCACGGCAAACAGACTTAAATACACCATCTTTGCCTTTGGATTACTTGCAAATTTGGGACTGTTTGAGTTATAATTTTACTGTTGTTGAGAAAGATAATTTGAGAATGTTGAAGTGTAAATTTCTCGACAAGAGTAGAACCTGGCATTATGGTGAATATATGTTCACCGTAGATTTTTGCCAAAACGACCCTGGTTATTTGAACACAGGATTTTCTGAAACAGTTGAAGAACATAAAAGTTACAACTTTATCAAATTAGATAATGGTCAATATGCGGCACAACCAAATAATAAGACCCTTTTCTATGATGCATCTTTGACTGTGCCTGATTTTAAAATACCAGATTTCAAAATAGCAACAAAGTTATATTCAGTAGAGAAATTTAACAAACATTCTGCTAGAAATAACAATGACTTTTTTTATGACTTTGAGGAAAGAAAAGAATGAACACCCGTGAACTTGCAAAAAAACTAGCCATCGAAAACAAATGTATTCAAGCAGAAAAGTATGATTTAGTTCTGCGTGATTATGATAACATGGTAGAACTAATTGGCTTGGTGCAAGACCCAAATTATGACATGAACGATTTTCGTGGTCGTGAAATGTTATTCCCAAAAAGATGGTTAACACTCGCAGTATTTCCTGCGGAGTATTCTGTAAATGTATAAAGTCATTTTCAAAAATAAAAAGCCAAACTGTTTCAAGAACAATTAGAAAAAGAAAATTTTATCTTTATTAAAATGGAAAACTTGAATGAAAAAACTGATAACACTAAAAACTAATCATACAATCCTAGCAGAAGTTGTTTCTGAAGATTCTAATGTAATTAAAATTAAAAATCCTGTACAAGTAGTATCTGTACCGCCACGTAGTCAAACTGATTCTGGTGGTATTGCTTTTTCTCCTTTTTTAGAGTATAGTCAAGAGTTTAAAACTGGTGTTGAAATTAAGATGATTGACGTTCTTACAGTAACATCACCTGTCGTTGAATTGGAAAATCAGTACAATTCTATTTTTGGATCTGGAATACAAATTGCGAAAACTCTGTGAGTAAATATTATACAAACGTTGCTGTACAAGGCAACAACATTCTCTATCGTGGTGTACAAAATGGTAGGCGAGTACGGATGAAAATTCAATACTCGCCTACTTTGTTTTTGCCAACCAAGAAACCTACCGAATACAAAACTCTTTTTGGTGAGAGCCTTGAGGCTATGAGGTTTGAATCAATCAGAGAATCACGTGATTTCGTTAAACGATATGATGGTGTTGAGAACTTTAAAATCTATGGTAATGATCGCTATGAATATGCCTTTATTGCTGATGAGTTCAAAGCACAGATAGAATGGGATCAAAATGAACTTTCAATCGCAATCATCGATATTGAGGTTGGATCTGAAAATGGTTTTCCTGATCCATATCGTGCAACAGAACCTATTACTGCAATCGCTGTTCGCCAGTTAAATGCTGGCATTACTGTTTATGGTTGTGGAGATTATGAAGTACAAGGTGAAGAAACATATATTAAGTGTGATGACGAAATATCACTATGCAAAAGATTTCTAAGAGATTGGCAGGATAATTATCCTGATATTATTACTGGTTGGAATACAGAGTTTTTTGATATTCCTTATCTTGTAAATCGCTTCAAACAACTTCTAGGTGAAGATGAGATGCGTAAACTTTCGCCATGGAATAATGTGTGGGAGAGAAGAACTACATTCAATGGGAGAGAATTAATTGCGTATAATATTTCCGGCGTTGCTGCTCTTGATTATATTGAACTCTACAAGTGGTATGCGCCAGGCGGCAAATCACAAGAATCATATCGACTTGACAACATCGCTCATGTTGAACTAGGTGAAAAGAAAATTGATTATTCAGAATATGATAATCTACACCAACTTTATAAGTTAAATTATCAGAAGTTTATTGAGTATAACATTAAAGACGTTGAACTCGTTGTAAAACTAGAAGATAAACTGAAACTGTTGCAGTTAGCAATTACTCTGGCTTATGATACTAAAACAAACTATGAAGATGTGTTTGCACAAACTCGCATGTGGGATTCTCTAATCTATTCTCACCTATTGGCTAAACGCATTATCGTGCCACCAAAAGTGATTAAGAAGAAAGATTCCGCATTTGAAGGTGCATATGTGAAAGATCCTCAAGTTGGTATGCATAATTGGGTCGCATCATTTGACCTTGACAGTCTATACCCACACTTGATGATGCAGTATAATATTTCACCTGAAACATTGATTGAATCTGATGATTATACTCCTGCAATGATGCATATTTTGGGCCAAGGTGTGACTGTTGAAAAACTATTGGATCAAAAAATAAGAATTGATACAACAGGTTTAAAAGATGCAACATTAACACCAAATGGCCAATTCTTTCGAACTGACATTCAAGGTTTCTTGCCAAAAATGATGGAAGAAATGTATGAAGATCGAAAGAAGTTTAAGAAGATGATGTTGAAGGCCAAACAGGATTATGTAAATGAAAAAGATGAAGTAAAAAAGAATGAGATTGGCAAATTAGTTGCAAGATATAACAATCTACAACTTGCTAAGAAAGTCTCACTAAACTCCGCTTATGGTGCCCTAGGATCACAATATTTCAGATTTTATGATCTGAGACAGGCATTGGCAGTTACGATGGCTGGTCAACTTTCTATTCGTTGGATTGAAAAGAAGTTGAATCAGTTTATGAATAATATTTTAAAAACAGATAAAGATTATGTTATTGCGTCAGATACAGATTCAATTTATTTACGGCTTGGTGAATTGGTTGATAAGGTGTATACAGGTGAGAAAGACACTACTAAGGTCATCGCCTTCATGGACAAGGTATGTGAAGATAAAATACAACCGTTTATTAACGAAAGTTATCAAGCTCTTGCTACGTATGTTTGCGCCTACGCACAGAAAATGAGAATGAAGCGTGAAGCCTTGGCTGACAAAGGAGTATGGACTGCCAAGAAACGCTATATTATGCACGTATACAATAACGAAGGTGTTGCATATGAAGAACCTGATATGAAAGTGATGGGACTAGAAATGGTCAAATCATCTACACCTTCTGCAATTCGTGAGAAAATGTCTGAGTTAATCAAGATAATGATTACTAAAGATGAAGAATCAGTACAAAGTTTCATTGCAGATTTTCGTCAAGAGTTCAAAAAATTACCTCCAGAAGAAATTTCATTTCCTCGAGGAGTTAATGGCATAAAAGAATACTCTGATTCTATATCGATATATAAAAAGGGAACACCAATTCATGTCAAAGGTGCTTTGTTATATAATTTGATGTTGAAAGAAAAAGAATTAACGAAAAAATACCCTTTGATACAAGACGGTGAAAAATTAAAATTCTCTTATCTCAAAACACCGAATCCAGTTAGAGATACGGTCATATCTTATCCCAATAGATTGCCTGTTGAACTTGGATTGCACGA